CAGTCTAAAGTGTTAGTATATCTTGATGCCGATTTACCTAAAGATGTTGTGAGTGGGTTTTACAAAACTTATAATGAAGGTTCATCCTATTCAAGGTATGGAATAACAAACGGTAAAATCTACGGAGCAAATACAATACCCGCAACTCCTACGGACGAAGCAAATTGGACGTATGTTTGTGATTTATCAATGCAAGGAGTTAATACAGCAGGACGTAAAGAAATACAAGATGATACATTCGACCTAGATGGAAACGTCGATGGAAACGTCGAATGGTAATAAATGAATATAAAAATAACCATGGTATTACTTGTAGAAGCCATGATGACTTGGAATATTTTTGTTGATGGAGACAACATACCCGTCCAAAGGTATGTTGAGCACATCGCCGCTGATGCCCGCGAGTACACCAACGGCGTCGATGTGTCACCTGTTATTTATTGTCAATCGAACCTCGTGTTCAAATATAAATCAGACATCGAATTTAACGTAACCTTCAAATGCTGTCACACGAGACACAAAAACGCAACAGATTCACGTATTCTAGTGGATACTGGAAAAGCAATGCAACGAGGAGAAAAAGTAATCATCGTGAGTAACGATAAAATATTTAGGGAAATGGCATCGGATGGTGTCATCGTCATGACGTACGATTTCCCTAAACAAAACAAGCTCCGTAAGAATACCCTTCTCAAAATAGTCAAAGATTTCAAAGCAACCGAATCCCCATCAGAAGATTTATACATTTCAGATCTTCTCGAACACTTCCCTATGTACAAGATGGATCGCATCAGAAACTATATACAAAACATGCGAGAACTCGAAATAAATCAAAATGATGGTGTATATTTGATATGCTAACAAATGACCTGATGTCGGCACAATGGACACGATGTATTCGCATCGGTGTCCCTAAACCAACGTTTCGCGCATGCAACATGAAATCTATGTTCACAAGCGACGACCTTCGTGCAAAATTTACCGACAGCCAATGGGTCGTAGCAAATAGAGCACTCAATCCCTAATATGGTGTTTCGCTCGACAATGCGACGTTGGAGCATCACATACTCGGGTGCTGGTGAAAACTGATTAGATGAACCGCGTAACATGATAATCTGTTCCTCGTATATTTCTCTATATATGTGGCTCCACTGAAATCTACATGTACATTTTCTCACACCTGTGTCATCACAAGTACATTCATGTGATTCCTGTAATTTTTTTATAATTTTTTTTGTACGTGCGTGTGCTATATCTTGGCGCAATGCGAGTAATGACATATCTTGGTTCATTATTTCTTATACCTACTATCATTTTCTTTACGTACTTAAAAACGAGCGTATTATAATCATAAATATGACATCGAATCACACGTATTATTCGGAATGTACGGATGATGTGCGGCTGATGTTCGATGATATTGCTGATATGTTATGCCCCAAGGGTTATGAACGTGTGACATCTATGGATGAATTATACATTACAGCGTCATCGTCAAAAGGTTCTGACATGGTATTCGAAACACCTCACATCGATGGTCCTTTCGGCCTTCTTCCGTTCACCCTTCTCAGGTGTGTGTACGCCATCAAAGGTTCTGATGCGGTAGAAACTATCATATATCCAAGAAAAGGAGTACACGACGGGCATAACGTCGTACTTAAAGATGGACAGCATATTATGTTCGATTACAACAGAGATACACATTACATAACCAACAGTGAAATTGGACACATCGATCGTCAAGTTTTAAAACTTCATTTTGTGAAGAAGCAATCGTGTAGTAGAACATTTGCTCTTGCCAACGCGGGGTGGAACACCTTCGCAAGAATCATATTCAACATTTCAAAAAAACCAAAAAATAAAGTAGAACGAATCCTTTCTGTCGTCATAAATGGTGTCACACAAGCATATCCAAACGTATCCTCATATATCGTCACCGCCTGTGAGAAATATTTCGTTTTGACTTCTAGATCGTTCGGTATCTGATACAGGGTCATACCAACTTACGCGTTGACTTGTTAACACACAATTTTTTTCTGCGATTGTGACACTCCGCATAGTAAACTTGTTTGCATGTATGGTGTGAATAAGTTGTTGCCCTGTTTTTATGTAGGTACCATCATCTTCGGGGCTAACTACTTTCTGTTGTTCTCTTATCGTTATTGGGCGTATCGCCCCCATCAAGAAGAATCTCCTGGACATGACCGCTGCCATCGTTACCTTGCTTTTCAAAATATTCTTCCCCATATTTCCGACCTACTCGAAACATATTTGCATACTCTTCATATGTATACTGGTCATATGATACCAACTTAACCCCAATATCTTCAAAATAAATCACTTGTTGATGTTTCTGTTCTACTTCATTAAATGCGAAAGACATCATGATAACAGTCATCAATCGAGACACGTAATTCCAAAATGTCATATTTTCTTCGCGACATGGCTTAGTCATGCAACAAAATCCCAAATCTTCTTTTCCTTTAAGTAGCTCGACCGGGAAACTGTGCCATAAAGCACCGCCGTCTATGTAATATTCGTTTTTTATACAGACGGGGACAAATAAGATGGGAACAGTTCCAGATGCGCACACAGCATCTACTATGGAAATATCGTCTTTTGTCGTAAAAAGCTCTTTACTATATGTGCTCAAGTTAGTGACACATACTTTAAATTGTATGTCATACGATGCCAAATCGGTCATTTTAGCGTCTTTTGGTAACCCTTTGAATTCTAATATTTTTTCTATCATTCGTCTTGTTCCGTACGATGAATCAAATCCGTATTTTGTGATTAAGTTTGTCATTTTTAGATCATCCCTGTTAAATGGGTAGTTTTCACGAAAAAGGTTCAATATTTCATCTGGTAGAATGCGTAGTACCATTCCCAACCCTAAGAAACTTCCAGCTGAAACCCCGTATATTTCGGTGACTTTATCCATCACACCACGACTTATGAGGGTTTCGTAAGCACCTATGTATAATAAACAAGCGAGACCTCCTCCTCCGAGAACGAGGCGCATTGTTGTAATATTTATATTATTCTTCTTCAATTATCCGAAGCGTTGTCCACCCCTTGATGTTATCGTACGTCCCGTATCGTTTTTCTATTTCATCCTTCATATGATTACGATTTGGTGCTCTTCCAGATTGTCTATTTTCTCCAAACCATTTCTTGAATCGTTGATAGACATCCGTTAATTTAGTCTTTCCACTGACTTCCGCATGGACAATGCATTCATCCATGAATTCAAGGACAACGTTACTGGATTTCTCGTACTCGCGACAATGTTTCATGACACTATCAGGTTCTTGTATACCACATTCTCTATATTTTTTGTAGTAGTATACCATTATACCAGCAAATGCTTGTCGCCATTCCACAGACTTGATGTTTCGCATAATCTTATGATCTTTTTCGAAATGATATCCGTCATCATCTTCTGGTAACACATGATCTATAAACTTACTTTTGAATTCAATCGGACGAATACGACGCCATGTCCCGCCGTCAGATGATGGAATCTCTGGAAGCTCGTTACAACATAAAATCAACGAGAACTGTGGTACAAATGTGGATGTACCTTCGTACAAACCACGACATGTAATCTTGTCACCACCCGTCAGTTCTTTCATGTGACCCACGTAAATCTTATCACCCGTCTCTGGCTCTTGCATATGCGCGAAACGCTTTCCCTTTGTAGTTGCCATCTCTGGTGTAGCCACACCGGTTGTCGTTCGTTTATGCGTCAACAAGGTGTTTGGTAAAGGACACACGTAATCACATAAGGTATTTTCAATGAAATCCACAATGGTTGACTTGCCGTTAGAACCGGAACCTGTCCAAATGAAAAAGTTTTGATTCAAGTTATCTCCATGCAAGAAAGAACCGAGCAATAACAGAACATATTCTCTGATATCATCATCTACGAACACCTTTTTCAAAAACGAGAAGACTTCATTGAAGTATACGTTATTCATCGGCTTTGATGGGTTGTATTCTATGTATTCAATCCGTGTGCTGAAGGTTATGCAATCATCTGGTCGACCATCTCTAAATCGCTGTGCGTTGAGATCATACACACCATTCTCAAATCCCATTAAATGTGTTTGTGTATCCATCCTCTCAACTGTTCGCGATGAAAGAAAGACCGTTTTGCATTCATCTACGATAGCTCTCTTCTTATTGCTATTTCCGCATATCTTCCTAAGATTTTCTATATTTTTCAAGTTTGTTTCGATTTGCTTCTTCTCATTTTCATCTCCCGTCTCTATGAGCTTACGTTTTTGTGTTTGTCCGAGCATCGTAAATTGTTCGAAAATATCCACAGATATAATGTCTTTGAGATCTTTCAAAATGGGATCCATCAGCACCCATCCATGATTTTTAAACTTGTACCATTTATTATTTCCAAATAAAAAGTCATATTTATACTGACTGTACAGGAGTACCGCAATATGGTAATCCGTACCATTCAATGAAAGCACATTGCTCATTTCATTTGAACTGTGTTCTTTGATGAATCTTTTGTATCCATCGAGGTTGTCGCATTTGGCCCACCTATGAAGGCTTCCAAGTGTCAATCCATCTTGTCTAACTTCCCACCCTTTCCATAACTTTTCACAATACCCTTCTTCGTATTTTGGGCTTGATCTACTGAACTCATTCCATATCGAGAGTAAAGATAGATGTGTATTATGAAGACAAAAACCAAGCTCTATCCACGTCTGATAATGTTCGGCGCGTTGCTTGCTCAAAAGGGCGACGAGGGATTTTGCGATTTCTATTTCAGACATACCATCCGACGCATATCTGAAATCTGGTTCTTCTATTTCGAGATCATCTAATTCATATTCTATCGGCGCTTGGTGGCGACGGATACTAAAATAGTGGACTGGATTTTCTACTTCTATTGATCTAGCAATAATATCATTGTCTTCCCATCCAAGGCACCGCTCTAATTCGTAGGCGTGATTATCATCACCCGATTTGCTGCTTTTGTACATCAGCCAATTATTACGTTGTACCACCGATTCATCAACGATGTCTTCCACGGTGTTTTTACAACCTATCTTTTCAAACATTTTCGCTTTCGCACACCATTCTACCACAGTCTTCCTAATACGCAGCTGAATTGTGGTAGGTATCACGATTTCAGGAAACATGATGTGGACGCCATCTTTTATATTTCCATTCGCCAATATTGGCTCAGGTTTCATGAAAATATATGCGTTATATGAGTCGTCCGGAATAGATTCCCCGAAATAGAGTTCGAGTACTTTGCGATATATTTTATAAAATGAATCAACAAGTTTTTCCGATACCTGACGTTGTAGTCCAACATCTTGTTCAAACTTTAAATCCAAATCTACAACCAATGGACTGAAAGCCTTATGGCGCTCAGTCAGAGAAAGAGGAAACCCCCCTTGTTCAGCAGCGGTGTACAATTTATGAAACTCTTCTAAATCTTCATCATCGATTTTGTATTTACCGGTAAGCGGGGAAGAAAGACCGGTATGCGTGAAATCTTTACCCTGTGTTCGTCGTTCATCTACAAAAGTTTTCATCGCACCCATGGTATTATATATTGACATATTCTTGAATCCTTAAACGATTCATAATTGAAGTAATTATGCATGGGTGTCAATTTAAAGGCGGTATTAACTTACAATAATCGCGTCTTGTTTTGTATTGAAACTTATGGAGTATAAATAATGACAGGTACCATCACTTTCCAACACAAGGTAGGGCAACACGGGAATCAACTCTTTGTCTGTATTTTTGCTGCTCTTATCGCGCACCTGAATGGTCTATTCATTCGCATACCAACGAACGGCCTTGTTCGATTTAAAGAAACACCATTCGGTTGGGTCGAACCCCCAGACGGCACACATCGAGTGGTTGTGCGAAGAATGACGGATGTCATTACACCATCAGAACACTATCACCTCGCACGCGGATACTACCAACACGCTGACAATTTCAATCCATACGCCGATATGATACGAAATGATATTCTCGATTTACCACCGATTCAAAAAAACACAAAAGATGTCGTATTACATATCCGCTTAGATGGTTTCAATCACAGCGGATACAATAGTCATATTATCAACCCAGAATGGTATAAGGGCATTCTCGAAACGCTCGAATTCGAAAAGCTTTATATTGTTATGGATACAAAAAGTGGTCGCATTTGGAGAAAACAATCGGGAGACAAGAAAAAGTATCTTGACGCATTCTCTGGGTTCAACCATGAAATAATATCTGGTACAGCAGAAGACGATTTCAATTTCATTAGAAGCTTCGATACCATCATATGCTCGAACAGTACTTTTAGCTTCTGGGCCACATTTTTGAGCGACGCTTCACGACGCTTTATGCCTCCTTTTTGGGAATCGCGCAGTGCGAAGTTGTCTCATATAGAAAATGCGATAGTCGTAGAAGACAATTATGGATATATTAATATTGAAACTATGGAACCTGTCAAAATTACATATCAATGAAGTAGCGCCGTGACGACACGTTTGATGAGCGGCGGTGGTACCGCGTTTCCTATTTGTACGATTTGATCAGCCTTTTTCCCTTTCATAATATGACCAACAGGAAATCCTTGAATCATTTTCAATTCATCTGGTAGGAAACTGCGAAGGTAACACTTGTCTTTGTACTTCAACGGTACAAACAATCGTGGCTGTCTCGCATATGTACATATGATCGTTTTGCATGGATTCCTGATATCCACAATCTCTACATGGAGTGGCGATTCTCTTTTACCAAACGAAAATCCGTGCGGAAACTCTTTCGTTTTTGATTCTTTTTTATTTATTTCCAATGTTATAGGCCCCGTATCCAGCATTCGCTTGAGATACGGATGAGGCTTACCAGTCACCTCAACATTCTTCCGTTTGTCTCGTTGTTCCAGAATGCACTCACTCGGAATTCCATCAAAGTACTCATTCGGAACCTCTATCGCATCCGTCAGATCAAATTTTACGATACCCTGTAATCCAATTCGATCCACTGATGGCTCAGGAAACTCCAATGGCGCACCGGTCCTTGACCCGATGATAATCAATCGCTCCCTTTTCTGTGGTACTTCATGTTCTTGGCATTTCATGACTTGATACTTACACGTGTACCCAATATTTTCAAATTCTTTCAAGATGATATCTATGAATAATTGTCCATCGCTTGTCGTTCTCTTCAACAGACCCTTCACGTTTTCACCTATGATGTACTCTGGTTCAGCCTCTTTCGCCGCGCGCACAAAATCCTTGAACAACTGCCCGCGTGGGTCATTCACATCCTTCTTACCACCTTGACTAAACGATTGACAAGGAAATCCAGCAAATAAAACATTCCATTTTCCTTTGTATTTACTGAAGGTTTCATCAGAAATTGTTTGAATATCATTTCCTATTTTCTCACACGTCCCAAAATTGGCATCATGCGTTTCACAAAATAAGGGTGACAATTCCACATATTCGGTCACATTCAATCCAGCATCTGTCATACCTACACAATCTCCACCGCATCCGGAAAATAATGATGCTGCTTGCATTTAAATATTACTATGAGCATACTTTTTAAGTAATCTTTTTGAGTACCTAAAGGATGGCGATGTATGTATCTTTGTAAAATAAAAACATGAAATACCAAGTTCGTGAAATTCAAGCCTGGAGGTCCATGAAGCGTCATCCCAAGACGAAGGAGTCCATGTTTTACACAAAATGGAACGGAGGGAAAGTGACACTGGAGCCGATGAGTAACTTTTATGATCGCGATACATACAACGAGTACATGGATAACATCGTGCGTGATTTTGTGACAATCGCATCGAAATATCCGTTTGCCAAGAGGAAATGCCTGACGTGCGATAAGCGGGTGTACTATGGAAATGTTTTCTGCAACCACCGCAACGGCATCGGGAAATGCTCGGACTTGCACAAAAAATATATCACCTAGCGAATATGCGATGAATTATCAAGTCACGAATGAAAGCATTTTTTCCACAACGGGGAAAAACGTAAGAACCACATGGGTGAATCACCAAACGTAAAAAGAGTATGCTCTGTGAACACCGCAATGGCGTAGGTAAATGCGCAAATCTTCGAAGTAGATACAAATAGCTTACCTTAGCTTTTTTTTGTAATTGCAATGTATGACTCGAGTATTTTTATGATACGATTTTTATTTCTGCTCGTTACTTTTACACTGTTCGCACCAAACAACACATGAACTTCTGGATTTACACTTTTCTTCAGCTTTGCAATCATGTTGTCATACGAATCCGTGTATGTTTCCCTCAGTGTTTCCTTATACACACGATCGGACTTTCCTATTTTCTTTACCACCCCAAATCGAAACCCTTTCCCTTCTTTGTACATTTGGATAGCCCTTTTCTTGTACCTCGACCACAAAACTTCGAAGTGAACAACGGGAAACACCACTTTGACTTTATATCCCTTTCTGGAAATGTCAGATGTCCAAATAGGCCATCCGCTACTCCCCGTCATCTCGTACGTGACATTCAGTCTCTTTTCAACCGCCTGATCTTTTAATTTCGTTATTTTCGTTTTGATGTTTAAGTTCTTTTTTATCCCAAGGTACACATTAGAAAATGGCTTCACGTTCTTTTCGGTAACCTCATTCAATACCTTATTTGCGTCATTCTTTGGTCCAAAAAGTGTCGGTACCAGCGTCATTGTATTGTTCCTAAAACGTTTTTCTCCCTCTACAAGGTCGTCGACATTGAAATGAACGTATGTGTCAATGTCGTCGCCGAATGATTCTATGACATCTTTAACGTGTTTAGACCCCTTTCCAGATGCGGGTGGCCCGTATTTGATAACAAAAATTGGAGTCATTACATTTGATAAGAACAAAGTATATACAAAAAAAATAAGTATTTTAATATATACATGATTGCAACATCAATGATCATCCGTACAGTGCCTCGAATATATAAACAAAAAAGGCAAATATCCAAGAATACATTAAAAGTTGGCAGATTGAATGCGGTTACGTTACATGATCTCGACAATTTACCAGATGACAATTCGGTGTACATCCTCGTATTTAACAACGGTAATTACAGGGATGGTCTGTATTCCATACAGACGCAATCGAATGATGATATTCCCGAGAATATTGTCCTAGCGTTTCATTCATATGATGACGCCATGAGATATGGAACGCTTCTTGACGCTACGATGGGACAGATACCAATCGTTGAGATGACACACCCATTTGAATTACAAACATTGTGTTACGAATGTGGGTATAGCTGCGTGGTTGCAAGTCCCGGTGCGAATCTTTTGCCACCGGATACAACAGTAAAAGTAACTGACTATGAACGATCACGCGCGTTGCGTATGGGGCGGTGGTCTGTACAAGATCCGGAGATTGAGGTCCAGCGTCAGATGCTATCCAGAATGTTTGAAATGGATTCCGATGACCATTTTTGAAACCTTTTGTCATTACAGATTTTATTTTGTTCCATGTTCTTTTTTTATTATCTCTCATGGATACTCTTATATATTTATATGTCTCTCTCTATAATTCAAAGGTTATATAGTATAATATAAATATATATAGTATATTATATATTACACCTTCATATATAATGAATATATCATATGATATAGAATATATGAATTACTCAAAAATATATTTATGTTTAATTTAAGGATAATTAAAGTATTTACATATTATAATGATAAAC